AATATGCAGTATGAGATATTAGGTACAGGTAAAGTCACAGTATTTTTTAAGAGTGACCCTACCAAAAATGTAGAATTAAGTGATAGAGGAAATTGGGGTTTAAAACCAGATGAGATTAAACTACAAGACCCTATCGGAAATATTAGTTTAAGTAGCGACAGTACGGTTACAAAGTATAATTTAGTAATCGAATGTCATAAGGAAGCGGGATATAAAAATGGCTGATACAGTAACAACACAAACAGTAGCTGATACCTCAGGTGTAAAATTTGTCGTTAAGTTGACAAGTTATTCGGATGGTACTGGTGAAAATCTTGTAAAGAAAATTGACGCCTCAGAAACAACCTTTATGACTGAGGATGGAAATAGAAAATTAAGTAAAATATGGTATTCTATTAATACTGCTAATAACAAGTCAGCTGTTGAGCTATTATGGGACGGTACTACAGACGCTAGTATGGTAACATTATCAGGCCAAGGCTATTGGGATTTAAGACCAGCAGGTAATGAAGTGCCTAATAATGCAATCACACCGACTGGAGATATACTATTATCTACAAAAAACTTTGCAAATGGCGATAATTACACATTAATTGTAGAGTTTAGGTAAGAGTTTGTATAAATAGTTGGTACAAAGAGAGAACATATGAAACTAATTTCAGAAGAAGTACAAAATGCCGAGTATCTTGTAGAAGAAACTAACGGTAAAAAATCATATAAAATCAGAGGTATCTTTCTTCAATCAAACATGAAGAATAGAAATGGTCGAGTGTATCCGAAAGAAATTTTGGAACAAGAGGTCAACAGATACAACAAAGAATTCATCCAAAAAAAGAGAGCATTCGGTGAACTAGGACATCCAGACGGTCCTACAGTAAACCTAGAGAGAGTATCACACATGATACAATCTTTAACACCAGATGGTAATAACTTTATTGGAGAGGCAAAAATTATGGACACACCATACGGTAAGATTGTAAAAGGTCTTATTGACGAAGGTGCTCAATTAGGAGTATCAAGTCGAGGTATGGGGTCAATAATTCAGCGTAACGGTGCAAACTATGTAAAAGACGATTTTTACCTTGCAACGGCGGCTGATATTGTAGCAGACCCAAGCGCTCCAGACGCTTTCGTAGAAGGCATTATGGAACAAAAAGATTGGGTATGGGACAATGGTATACTTGTTGAAAGGGACATTGAAGCCTGGAAATAAGAACGGCGAAACAAAGAGCTTTAGACGAAGCTAAGCTAAGGGTATTTGGTTCGTTTCTTAAAAAACTTTAGTTTTATAAATAATACTAGTACGAATAAAAACGAAAGTTTTTTAATTAATTAGAAAACAAAAAGAGGAGATTTCTCAATGGCCGAAACAGAACAAAAGATTGAGGCGTTAGAAGCAGAAGCAGTGGTAGAGGCGCAAGCTAATCCATCAGCAGACGCTCCCAAAAAGAATGCTGTGGCGGCTGAACCTACTCACCTTAGTAATGAGGGCGAGGATTTAGGTCCAGCGGTAACTAAGCCTACGGATTCTAATCCTGACGCAACAAAAAAGACTAAGCAAGTTTCTGGTGACGCTCAACAAAAATCAGCTGGCGCTGCTGACGCAATGCCGAAGATTAAAGAAGAGCAAGAAACAGAAGCAAGTGAAGGTTCTGAGGAAATTTTAGAAACTAGCGAAGAGCAAACAACAGAGGACAAAGTTGAAGTAGTTGAAGAAGACGAAAAAATTGATGTTACTGCTGATGTAGACGCTTTAGTTAAAGACGAAGATTTATCCGAAGAATTTAAAACGAAGGCTGCAACTATTTTTGAAGCGGCTCTTAACTCAAAAGTTAAAGAAGCTAAAAAGAAAATGCACGCTGGATACGAAGAAAAACTTAAAGAAGAATCAGAAAAAGCTAAAGGCGAACTCGTAGAAAAAGTTGACTCATACCTTGCATATGTAGTGGAAGAGTGGATGAAAGAAAACGAATTGGCTTTAGAAAGAGGAATCAAAGGCGAGATTGCTGAAGATTTCATTTCTGGTATGAAGAAACTATTTGAAGAACATTATATTTCAGTCCCAGACGAAAAATATGATGTACTTGAAGACCAAGCTTCTAAGATTGATTCATTAGAAAAGAAACTTAATGAAGAAATCGAAAAGAATGTTGAACTTAACAAAGTAAAGTCAGAAAAGTCACAAACTTTAATCGTAAAAGAGATGAGTGAAGATTTAGCTGATACTGCTAAGGAGAAATTCAACAAACTTGCTGAAGAGGTTGAATATTCAAATGAAACAGATTTCAGAGCAAAGATTTCGACTATTAAAGAGTCGTATTTCGGTGCTAAGAAAGAAGTGTCATCTGACATTGATGATGTAGCGGTAGGTGATTCAGTTGGTGAAACAATTGATTTATCTAAAAGCATGGCTGCTTATACCGCCGCTATTACTAAAACCAAAGACATTAAATTGTCAAAATAATATAAAATAATAGAGGAGAGATAAAAATGTATTTATCTGAAACACACGAAAAAAAATGGCAGCCAGTTTTAGAACACGCAGATTTACCAAAAATCGGTGATTCTTACAAACGAGCTGTAACTGCTACAATCTTGGAAAACCAAGAGCGTGCAATGAAAGAGGACAATGCTTTCTTAAGCGAAGCTGCTCCAACTAACTCAACAGGCGCTTCAATTTCTAATTGGGATCCAATTTTGATTTCATTAGTAAGAAGAGCAATGCCTAATCTTATCGCATACGATATCGCTGGCGTACAGCCAATGACTGGTCCAACTGGACTTATCTTTGCAATGAGAAGTAGATATGACTCACAATCTGGAACAGAAGCGTTATTTGACGAAGCTGACACAGATTTCTCAGGAAGAAACAAAGCTGGTTCAGCTGTAGATGGTTATTCAACTACTGCTCAGGCTGGTACTAACCCTGAGGTTCTAAACGACTCACCTGCTGGAACATACACAACTGGTACAGCAATGACTACAGCAGCTGCTGAAGCATTAGGTGATGGTTCTGGAAATAGTTTTGCAGAAATGGCATTCTCAATCGAGAAGTCAACTGTAACTGCTAAATCAAGAGCTCTTAAAGCAGAATACACTATGGAACTTGCTCAAGACTTAAAAGCAATCCACGGTTTAGACGCTGAAACAGAATTAGCAAACATTCTGTCTGCTGAAATCCTTGCGGAAATCAACAGAGAAGTTGTTAGAACAATCTATACTAACGCAGAAAAAGGTTCACCAGCAGGTCATGTGACTACAGCAGGTGTATTTGACTTAGATACTGACTCAAACGGCAGATGGTCTGTTGAAAGATTCAAAGGTCTTATGTTTAACCTTGAAAGAGATGCGAACAGAATAGCACAAAGAACGAGAAGAGGTAAAGGTAACATTATCATTACTTCAGCTGATGTTGCAAGTGCTCTTCAAATGGCAGGCGTATTAGACTATACTCCAGCTCTTAACAACAATCTAACAGTTGACGATACTGGCAATACTTTTGCAGGTGTTCTTAACGGTAGATTTAAAGTGTACATTGACCCTTATAGTGCAAACTCAGCGTCAGCTCACTACTATGTAGTTGGCTACAAAGGTACTTCACCTTATGACGCAGGTATGTTCTACTGTCCATATGTACCACTACAAATGGTTAGAGCAGTTGGTCAAGATACTTTCCAACCGAAAATCGGTTTCAAAACTAGATACGGCTTACAAGCAAATCCATTTGCTGAAGCTGGAACTGGTGACGCAGCTGTTATTAACGGTGCTGGTTCTGCTAACGCTAACAGATATTACCAAAGAACGCAAGTTGCGAACTTAATGTAATAACTGTTTATACAGTAATACGAAAAAGGGCGGTTTATCCGCCCTTTTTTTTGGCTCTTTTCCTAGATGGATAAATAGTAATATGGATAAAAAGATGATAATTCAATTTGCATGGTTATTTGGTTTACTTGCCTTTATAACTGTAGTTGCAATAATAACATCTCCAAAGAACTTAAATAGATTAGAATTACTTGAAAAACGGATGGAAGATATTCAAATGCAAAGAAAAGTCTTAACCGAAAGAGAAAAACAATTAGAAAAATTAGCCGCTGAACAAGAGTGGAAAGAGGTCGACAA